ATGTATATCCGTTTACATGCAACAATGTATGTACACAAATTGCATACATTAAGTATGTTCATGAACTCCAGCACCTTTTCTTTGGTCTAGGACTTAACTCAGAAATGGAGGTTTAGGTATGCTTATAAGCGAATTTATTCAACAGCTTCAAGACCTTTGTGATAATGAAGGTGATATGGAGATAGTGATAGTAACAGGTAACAACGGATTGGGTTCTATACCTCATGTTAAGAAATCACCGATTTACGATCAATTTGAAATCACAAAGTATTAACCGCCTTCGGGCATAAATAGATAGAAAATGAGTAAAAATGTAATCACATCGTACAAGGGATTCGACAAGAATATGCAATGCCGTGGATTTCAGTACGAAGTAGGAAAAGAGTATGAAATGGACGGAGAAATCAAGTGTTGTAACCGAGGTTTCCACGCTTGCAAGTCTCCACTTGAAGTGTGGAACTACTACGATATACTTAACTCTCGCTATGCAGAGGTAGAGCAGTCTGGCAAGATTGACGCAGAAGAAAATACAACAAAGGTATGCTCTTCTCGTATCAAGATTAAGGCTGAGTTAAAGTTGGCTGACATCATTAATATCGGTGTCGAGTGGCTGAAAGATATAACATCACCATCTAAAGTTAAGGCAGATAGTGCGTTAAACGACAACGGAGACAGAAAGAAACAGATTGGTTCAAGCGGTGACTATGCTAAGATTGGTTCAAGCGGTTACTCTGCTCAGATTGGTTCAAGCGGTGACTATGCTAAGATTGGTTCAAGCGGTTACTCTGCTCAGATTGGTTCAAGCGGTGACTATGCTCAGATTGGTTCAAGCGGTTACTCTGCTCAGATTGGTTCAAGCGGTGACTATGCTCAGATTGGTTCAAGCGGTGACTCTGCTCAGATTGGTTCAAGCGGTGACTCTGCTCAGATTGGTTCAAGCGGTGACTCTGCTCAGATTGATAGCACTGGAGAAGATTCCGTTATCATGTGTGCTGGCAAGAGTTCAATAGCAAAAGCAAAGGTAGGCTCATGGATAACGCTGGCAGAATGGAAATGGAGCGGTGAAAAGAAATGTGATGTTCCAGTATGTGTTAAGACTGAGTACGTTGATGGAGAGAATATCAAGGCTGATACTTGGTATCAACTTAAAAACGGAAAGTTCGTTGAAGTTAATGAGTAACTAACCGCCCTCTCCATGGCAACAGGGAGAGGGTAAAAAGAAAAGAATATGAGATTAAGTGAATATAAAGCAGGTACTATCTTAGTTGCTAGTGATGGTAAAGTGTTTATCCATGATGGCTTTGTTAACGCTGATGGATATGGTGTGATAATTGGTGAGGATTCTGATGGAATGATTCAGAAATCCAATGGTATTGGCAATTGGATGAAGTGTCACATTAAAGGTGTTGCGACAAAAGAACAGATTCGTGGGTTCTTTGCCAAGGTTCGTAAAACACAGAAAATTATCAATTACTAAGGAGGGTAAAAAAAGAAGAGAATATGGATTTAGTAATTACAATATTAGGTTGGATTGCATTAGGTGTTATATCTGCTTATCTGTTAGCAATAGTAGGTAAAATAATCTTTGATGCTGCAACCGCTGATTATAAGTTATACAAGCATGTAAGATTGTGTCGCAAGAGATTGCTAAGACAGCGATATGAAGATTATGCTTGGATATTACTCCAGTTAGAGAAAGATACGGAAGTTTTCAATCTTACTCATAACACAAGAGATTGGACTTTTGAAGATTGGAGAGAATTTTATCTTAAAAAAGCAAAGGAGGATAAGCAATGAGTAAAGAAAAATTAAAGGATTTAATATTCACAGCACAATGTGCAATAGGTGAGTACAATGATACTTTGGATAATAATTTGCTTGATAAAGCAGACGATTTGCTTGAACATGCACTTAAAGAGTTGGAGGATTGATATAACAAAGCAAGAAGCAATGGCTTTCGCTATCAGCGTAGGAAAGCCGATAAGACATAACTCATTTTCAAAAGGTGAGTTTGTTCAATACAAAGGAAAGGAGTTAGTTGATGAAGAAGGAACTATCCTTCCTCAACAAGAGTTTTGGGCTATCCGTTCAGGTGGCTCTTGGGAGAATGGATGGGAAGAATATAAAAATGATTGATTATGACAAGAGAAGAATTACAAAATGAATTTGGCGATGCTGTCTGTGTATATTGTAACAAGAACATCATTCCAGAGCATAATCTTGGTATAGGTTGTCTTTGCGAAGGAAACTGGTGTGAGGAAGCACAAGATGGCTACGCAACAGAAAATAACATAGAGTTGGAGGATTGAGTATGGAGAAAATTAATAAAGGCGAAATTCAGAGATTGTTTCCAATTTTAGAGGCAATTAAAGAAGGCAAGACCATTCAGTGGAACGATATGGGCGTATGGTGTGATATTGATGGTGACGATGAGGGCTTTGTCCTTGATACATTGATAGGAAAAACTGATGGCTATCGTATCAAACCAGAGTCAAAGTATCGCCCTTTTAAGGATGCAAAAGAGTGCTGGCAGGAAATGCAGAAGCACCAGCCGTTTGGGTGGCTAACATCCCAAAATGGTGAGGTTAAAAGCTTAATCATATTAATAGATAATGAAGGGCTTGTTATTGGTGATAGAAATAATGGTGTGATGGGATTTTTTCACTGCTACTGATTTGTTTAAAATAAAATTTGCAGATGGCACTCCCTTCGGTGTAAAAGTGGAGGAATAGTTATGGCAGATAAAAGTATAATGGAAGAAATGCTCCCGATGAAGATTAGTAATTGGGAGTCTATAGAGTATAGCGAGGAACTTAATTGTCCTAATGAGAATTGTGATAACAGAAGTTATCACGATGATGCAAGAAACATCATTGGATGGTGTGATACTCCTTACGGCTATATGATGGTCTGTGAGTGCAAGAAGTGCTTTACGAAGTATCGCTTTCATGGCAATACTGGAGACAGGTTTGATTTCGATAATTTCGCATTCTATTTTATGATGCGTACTAAAATGAGAAAGGAGAAATAGTTATGTCAGCATTTTATGTTATGCTTACCTTATCTATTCTATCTATAGCTTTTATGGGTGGAGTTATCGGTTATTTAATTGGTAAATATTGGAAAAAATAGTTATGGCAAGAGAATTTGAAGTAAATATTAGAGTTACTATTGACTCTAAGTGCAAAGATAGTGACGATGATATTATAGAAGAACTTATGTATGGAGCAGATAAATATTTCTATCCACATTGTTGTAATAATGAACATATAGAGCATACTAATAGTACTGCTCACAAAATTAAATAAAAATGAGAAGTATTTTGTTTAAAGCAAAGAAACTGAGTGATGGTAAATGGGTGAAAGGTTCTCTGGTAAAGACACCTTTCGGAACATTTATTGAATGGTATGAGGATTCTATCTGTAACAAGAGAGAAGTTGATACAGATACCGTCTGCCAGTTCACAGGTCTGAAAGATTGTGAGGGAAGAGAAGTTTGGGAAGGAGATATTCTACAGGATGTTGATGATGACAATATTAAGTATGTTGTTACTTTTAATGAAGGCACATTCTTGGCGCGAAAGGAAGGTCTCTATATAGGTATTCCTCTTCACGAATGTGTAGGTAGTTTGGGTAATGATGTAATAACTTATGCAAAAGTTGTCGGAAACAAATTCGATAAGGAAAAGTAGCGTATGGAAAATAATATGTTTGAAGATATTGTTGCCGAAGGCAATATAGTTGTGATAGATAATTATTGGATTGTGTTATGCAAGTGTTGGAAACCAGAATGCTACAATCTGTTCTGCTATCTTTATCTTCACAAGGAAGATAAGAATTTAATGGTAGGCTCTCATTTTACAATGAACGAGGATAAAAAAAAATCTACTCGGTTGGCTACCAACGAGGAACGTCTTATGCTTTTCGAGGAAATGTTCAAGTATGGCATTGCTCTCAATAAGCAAGAGCATCATCTGATAGGTAAGTTGTGGTAATTGAAAGATAAAATAGCGTATGAAGATTAAAAAGATAAAAGAAATGAACAAGGAAACATTTGACTTCTCGGAGGCTCTGAGAAGAATGAAGGAGGGGAAGAAAGTGAGACGTAAGATTTTTGCGGACGGCACATACGCATACATTGATAAGAACTATCTTGGTTCAGAGGCATTAATGTATAATAGCGTAGGAAGAGCTGCACCAGTTTTATGGTTACTTCCTGAGACTATTCTCGCAACAGACTGGGAGGAGGTGTAAGAATGAGTGAAGATGATATAGTACGCAAAATTATGCAAGTCATATACAAATTTAACGACACGGACGAGTTCTGTCAGTGCCCACGTCTCTCTTCGCAACGTGAAGCAAAGATGATAGAGTATTTAGATAGAGTTTATGCCCTTATACCTGTATATACAGGGAATGGTTACATATTTTTAAGAAAAAAAGATGAAGAATGAAAAAGAAGTATAGTTTCGCAAACGCTAAGCCTGTTCCTTTCGGGAAGATAGACTATTGGTTTCGTACAGGTCAATGCGGCTGTCATAAGACAGACTACAAGCCGAATCTGAGGGACAAGCGAAAGTTTATGGCTGAGTTAGAAGAGACAATAACATAATGATTAAAACATTCTGAGTATGGAAAAGAAAGTATTGACCCTCACCATCAGCAAACAATGGTTCGACAAAATCGTATCAGGTGAGAAGACAGAGGAGTATCGGGAGATTAAGGGATATTGGGTAAAACGCCTTTTCCTATTATGGAATGAAGATACTTGTACCAACGAGAAGATACCCCCTCATTGCGTAAAAAACTGGGATAGTATTAGCCCGAAAATGGCACACTATTGCATCAATAGTCCATATTACAAGGTTATTCCTTACACCCACGTTCTCTTCATCAACGGCTACCGCAAGGATAGCCCACGAATTGAGAAGGAGATTGAGAGTATCATCATCGGCAAGCCCCAAAAAGGCTTATGTCCCGACAAATGGCTTGATACTGAGTTTTTTATCATTAAATTTAAGTGATATGAAAGTAAAGAATTTACCAAAGAAGATTTACCTCAATATCTGTAGCAATGAAGATGAGGTAGATTACAATGAGCTTAACGGGGTAACGTTCAGTACAGAAAAGATTGGTGTTACCGATTGTGATACAGAAAACGTTCCTTACGTAAATGCTGCATCATTATGGCACGACCTAAAAGAAGATAAGCCACAATTAAGAAAGTGGGTGATGTTCCGATATAGTGGAGGTGGCGTAAATCCTACGGCTCTTCACTATGGAGCAATGAGTGATGATGTATGGATTGTCACTAGAGGAGACGGAACACATCGTATTGAAACTCTGTATGAGTGCTACGATAAGATAGAGTGGCTTGATTTTGATGAACTAAAATAGTATGGCGGTTATGACAAACGAGGAATTTTTCTATGCTCATCTTGGTGAGCGAGTTCTTTATAAAGGTAAGGATATTGGTGCATACGTTGCAGGGTATATTGAAGATAGGTATATCATCTTAGGATTTGATGATTATACAGGCTGCATTCTGTGCTTCACTTCAAAAGTGAAAAATCTTTGTGACATATATCACTCATACCGATTCGCAAAGTTGAAGTATTTGGAAGTGATAAAACATCAGTAATATGGAAAAAGAAGAAAAATGTTGTGGTAACTGTCTTTGGATGGGACGCGAAGACATCTTAGGCAATGGATGGTGCTACAAAAAAGATTGCGAAACATCTTGTGATAAGGTTTGCAAGAAACATGAATTTTAAACTTTAAATATTAAAATGGAAAATAAGAATTTAACATTAGACGAGTATCAGCAGTTAGCTCTAGAGACTGCTATTTATCCTAACCCTATCATTTATCCTACATTGGGATTGACAGGTGAAGCTGGTGAAGTTTCCGATAAGGTTAAGAAAGTGTTGCGTGATAACGATTCTGTTTTTACAGATGAAAAGAAGTTGGAAATTGCCAAAGAAATTGGTGATGTATTGTGGTACTGCGCAACTCTTTCTCACGATATAGGCTTCAAACTTAGCGATATTGGAAAGATGAATTACGAAAAACTCCATTCTCGCCAGTTGAGGGGGAAATTACATGGAAGTGGTGATAACAGATAGCCTATGAACGTACTTACAGACGAACAGAAAAATTACCTAAAGGAGCATCCGGATGAATCTCCATACGCAATGTCTAGAAATTTCGGATGCGCTGTGCAGACCGTATACTGGTGGCTGCATAAGTTACACGGAGACTCGTTTAAGGATGCGCGGGAAAGACGCAGGAACGAAATCCATGAGTCTGTCCGCAATATGTATCCAGAAATGTCTTCGTCTGAGATCTCAAAGGTGCTCGGAATAACGAAGTCCTGCGTTGCTAATATAGCAAAGGCACTTGGCGTTACTCATACCCAGGAAACGGAAGAAAGACTTCGGTTGAAATGTGCTCAGGCAATAATAAGACCGGAGATAATAGCTAAACGTTCTGAATCTATAAAAAAGACGCTGAGGCTTGACAGGTACAGAGCAACGAATGGAATAAAACAGAAGACACGACGCAAGTTCAAGACCATTCCGAGCAGATGTCTCTGTGCAAGGAACTATCTCTGCAATAAATACAACTACTTCTACGACAAAGATTATGGAGAGCTGCTTACCGTGTTCTACGACAGCGAAACCAAAATGTTGACAGAAGAGCAGCAGAAACACTACGAGACGAAGTATGGTATCAAGTTCCTCCAGGGAGCTGAAGAATAATTTCTGTGCATTATCTATATGTTTAGGGGTGGCTACACATCGCGTGCGGTCACCCCTTTTTGTTTATAAATCAATAACCAAATAAAAACATTAGAAAAAACTAAGAACGTTTGTGTAGCTTTAATTTCCAGTATATCCAACCTAAAAATGCGAGAATGCCTATAAAAAGACAAACTGATGCTATCTTACCTATATTCAAAAATGCCCTGTCAGTCCTTGATAGTTTCTTCTCGACATATACTTTATCTTTCGATATTTTATTTATCACTGAGATTAAGGAGTCGCATCTCTTGTGATATAGAGACGTGCTGTCCTTATATTCCTTGAGGCACGAAATGCTGTCCCTGAGTATCTGTACGTCCTCCTGCGATATTTCGTGATATTCGTAGTGGAATCTGTCTTCTCCAACTTTGTTACCATTGGCATCGTATTTGGAAGCCGTGCTATCCCTTATATGAGTCTTCTCTTTGGTGGTAGACTTTAAAGACTCTTTATGCGATGCTCTGTATGATTCCAGTTCCTTAATAAGCCTTGCGTTAAAGAGAGAATCCCACTTAGCCTCGTTACGCTTATCGGTGATGTATGTCTGTTTCTCTATCACACGTTCTTTCGCCTTACATCTACAGAACATTGATAGAATCAGCATTGCTACTGCAATGGCAATTACAACCCTTGTTATTTTATCAATCAGTTTCATAATCAAGTGAATTAATTCTGTTCAGCCAACCATTCTTGAACTTTTTGTTCTGTGGTCTTGTCTGACAGATACGTTCAATAAAATCCTTCCGTTCCTGCTTGATGGTATCAAACAGATCCCGGCCATCTCTTGCGTTGACAGCTGCGATAGTCTTCGGCCCGACAATACCATCCACATCAACGCCAAGAACTCTCTGAGGAATCTTGATACCGTAGGCTCCGCTAGCCCATACCCAGTCGACGAGGATATTGGCTACGTTCTGGTCTTTAATATCATCAGCTTTCCACTTATCCCAGTAGTACTTCTTGAAGATTACACCCCATTGCACCCTGGTCATACGCTTTAAATCGTTAACTGTCTTCTTGCTGCCGAATACTGAGCGGTACGTAGCAAGAGTCACACCCATATTAGTAGCTCCTCCCAAATCATCCTTGTCGTTAACGAAGCCACCTTCCCACTTTAGGATGAACGGCTCTAAAATCTTACTGTTTGCCATTTTTGTTTTCCTCCTCTTTTTTATCAAACTCCTGATTCAATCTCTCCAATATCGGTTTCCAATAACTAGGCAATGCCTTTGCAAACTCGAATCTCAAAATGTAGTAAATAACTCTGAATGCTACATTCTTAGGGTATGCCTTGATGAGGTTTTTGAACGCGTTGCATAGATACACATAGCAGAAAATGTATGTAAGCATCTTTATTACAAACAAAGCCTCATTTCCGTCATTACAGCCTATCATGATACCATATATCACATAGTCAATGGTAAGATAGAGCAACATTTCGAGAATGGCGTTTACAAACTTTGATGCCGAAAAGTTTTTGCATCGTACAACACTTACGCCATCGGCCCTCATTCCGCAGAAGATATTAAAGCCGAAAGCGATTACTAGCGCCAGCACGAAACCTTCAGTTGGCGTTGCAAAGGCAAGTATAGCAGAGGAAATTGTAACCACTATCTGCCTAATCTGTGAAGAATCTAATAAATTTGTCATAATCTGTTATCCTGAATAATATATAAAAATAAAGTTTCGGTCTCTTTCTGCAAAGATAGCAAAAAAAAACGAAACTTCATTCAGAATAACGAAAAACTTTAGACATTCAAGTCGTAATATGGAAGTCTGCCACTTACCAGGAAGGAAATACATTCATCGAAAATCTTTTGCTCGTAGTTGTACGTGTTGATCTTCGGGAACCATTTCTTTATTTTTCCGTCATTGCGTTTAACCATTTCGCCCCAAAGAACACACCAGTCTTCGAGATTGATGTTGTCGTTCTTGACCTCATGCCAATAGTCCTTGGCTACATCTTTAGTGTGAAGCTGACCTATGAGACAAAGATGCATATCTGCCATCTCTTCGTTATAATGACACGCGCCAATCTCTCCCTTGACTTGCTTCATCATATCAAGCATTACGCTGTCGTTCATTCCAACTTCGCAACAATCAGCCATTATTGTGACGCAGTTCTTGATAGCCTGCATGTCATTGCTAGCTATAATGTCTTCGAATACCTTTTTCATAACCGTATGTTTTTAATGTTACTTCAGAAAATACTCTCTGATATTATACACGCCATCCTTGTCTTTCAACAAGTCGAGTGCAAGGCTGTGTGCATACTTCACCAAATGTTCTGTATCAATCTCCTTAACATCTTCCTTGCCGAGTATCTTTGCAATTGTGCATCCGTGGTCGCTTACGACCTGATTCATGGCAACGTACAAAGCATAATCGTTGTAGTAAGGCTTATCCTCTGTCGCAAGTCCTAGACCAGTCATAGCATTGAGCCACGTCTGCATATCCCAAGTTGCAGATGGATTCATACCGTTTACAATCTCAGAAGCCTCCTTCTTCGTAAGATAGTTTTTCCACTTGATAGCGCAAAGCTTATCAAGATACTCTTGCGCAAGCTCAGGGTGTTTCGATGCCATATCCTGCATCATGCAGCGCATCGTATCTCCGAATGTGCGCATATACTTTACATTAGTTGATGATGCCATCATTCCGTAAAGCTCATCAAACTTACTCATAATGTCTTTTGTTTCCATATCTTGTATATTTTAACCTATTATCAAATCTTTCAACTCTACAAAGTCCTCCTCTGTGAAGTTGATGCTTCGCTTGCTTCCAAAGAGGATAGCGGTGGCAATTCCATCCGGCAGGTCAATAGACACAACGCCTTTATTGATATGTCCGTGAATAAAACCTACATCGAATTTGTAATCTTCCACGGATTTTAGCATCTGCATCATATCTTCAAATATCGTGTTGGCATCTATGTTTCCGTTCTCATCGGCGATGAATAGGGTAGCGTCGTCTATCGATTTATCCCACTTATCCTTATTCTTGGATATGATATTATGCGCCGCACGTTTCATATACACTGATGGTATGGCTAGCATCGGGTTAGCCTTAACCATATCGTCTATTCTTGCGTCTGCCCAAACGTCCACAGATTCAAGCAATTTCTCTTTCAGCTCGGTTACATTCATTTCTTAGTTCCTCCTTTCTTAGTTCCTTGTACCATAGCGAGATACTCTTGCCAAGTCTTATCACTATGGTTAGTCATATAATCGTTGAGCATAGCAGATTTCTGTTCTTCTGCTTGCGCTACTTCTTTTCTCAATCGTCGCATCAAGGACAAGTGTTTCTTTAATGCCTCCTGTCCTTGCTGAGTGCTTTCGATACGAGGGCGTATAATGCGCAATTCCTCGTCTTGTACTAGCTTAGACACATATTGCAAGCTATTGACGTATTCTTGATTCTGCATCAAGTACTGCCTTTGCGCCCCTGTAAGATTGTCCTCAATCTTATCAATCTCATCCCAGAGTGGGGTTTGAGACTGCTGTGCTTGCATGTTGATAGATGCTCGCTTCTGTTGTATTGCCTCATACATCTTCTGTAGCTCGGCATCCATCATTTGCGGCTGCTGCTGACTTGTACCCATATCCAATAATGGGCTGTTTCCAAAATTCATCATAACAATCAATATCTTTAAAGTTGGTGATATATTATAGAGAGGTGAGAGGGCATCCACCAACGAGGGCAAACACCCCTCACCAACTCATTTCTTTTTAGTCCTTTTTACAGACTTTCTTGCACTGTTACGCTCCTGTAGTGGGAGTGGAAGGAGCAGTACCGTTACAGCAATAGCTGCCGTAGCCCGAGATTACTGGCGTAGAAGGGAGTACCAACTGACCACGCAAGCAGTTGCAGGTCTTCTCGTTCACGTAAGCCATCATCAGCTTCTCCTTGTAAGGAGTGAGGGCTTCCATAACGGCTACCTTCTTGTCAAGATCGCTATACTTAGCCTGTAGTGCGTCATACTGGTCTCTCTGATTCTTGTACAGACCGAAGTCCGCATCAACCTGAGACTTGTAAAGACCGAACTCAGCCTGCATTGCACGGCGGTTCTCGGCGTTGATAGCATCTACCTGCGACTTGTAAAGACCGAATTTCTCGGCAACATCTGTCTCACGCATAGCATAGAACTTATTAGCGGTGTCGAGCTTCATACCGAACATGTAGGTAAGCAACTTCACCTCATCATCACATTCCTTCTCCATTACCTGCAAGGCAGTTGGCTGATTTGAGCTTGAGTTAGCTCCGTAGGTGTTGATGTTTACGTTCTCAGGCATATTACTGCCGCCGAGAGAGCCGAATACACCACGACCATTGCCGTTGAGCAAAGCTAAAGCCAAGCCACCGATGCCAATTCCGAGGGCTGTTCCTGCCAAACCCTTGCTGGCATACTCCTTCTTACCATCTTCGTAGATTTTCTTCTCTACGACTTTTGCATCTGTCATTTCCATAATACAATCTTTTGAAATCCTTAATATTAACTAACACTATGTAATCGATTACGGATGCAAAGGTACAAAGAATAGGGGAGATCAAATATAACTCTATCACACTTTCTTTTAGTGGTTGATTATCAGATATTTAAGGTGATAGGAGGTAATATCATAAATAACAAAAAAGAGAGGCAATCACTTACCTCTCTTACTCAACTTGTAAGGAATACTTACATGTTCAACTATTATTTTCTCTTACTCTTAATGAAGTGCAGTATATCCCACTTCTTCCAATATCTCGTATGCCCTCGTTTCTTACACTCACCGTTAGGAATATCGCCTCTAGCAACCATCCTGTTAAGGGTGGCATCAGAAACGTGCAGTTTCTCCTTGACTTCCTCGGTAGATAGCATCGGGTTTAGAGCATACGGCAGATAGTTCTCACAAAGGTCTTCTATCTCATCGCTACTCATTCCGCAAGCAGTTACCTTCTCCCCTCTCTTCTCTTGCTCGTCTGCTCGAAAACAAGAATCCGATAACGATTTTAATAACACTCCCAAGGTGTGATAACCAAATAACTTTCCCATATCATTATAATCTAGAGATTAAACTTTGACATCCCTTGCCTGAGAAATACTTATCGGAAAAACCATATACATAAAATATAATGGTCATTACAAGTATTACAGCATTAGCTTCCACCATTTCTTTGGTGGTAAAAACATTCCAGTATACGATATGAATAGCATTTATCCCAAATAGGTAGATGATCATCGGAATACGCCATCTGTAGCAGAGCCAAAAGAATCTGCTCGCAATTATAAGTATAAGCGGATGGATGTAAACGGAAAAATAGATAAATGCTGCCGATACCCAATTCTCCTTAAACCATACGCACATTTCTTTTTCGTGAGACGCAAATGTTACCATGCATGCAATATGAAAAAGCATGATAAACAGAGGCATCACTTCACAATAATACTTAAACCAAGTGAGTAGCTTTATGCTGTAGCCTCTACCTGCAAGGATAATGACGTTTATCATTTCTCTAACGTCCATGTCCTTAAACATTACTCTTGACAACTGTACAACACCGACTGATTGAACTAACCGATGGACTTCATCTTCTTCCTCTTTAGTCATAAATTCTTCTCCTTTTGTTTTTTGATTTATTATTTATTCTTAGTTCCTCATTCTTAATAATAAGGAAAGTTCTGCAAAAATAAACAATTCTGCACAAAAATATTTATTTTGAGCAAAAATTTAAAGTTAAACTTTGCTAAAGTAACAATCTGAAAGTTTTGTTACCAAATTCTTGTTACCATTTTATCGTTTTTTGGTAACAGAAACATTGCGCTTTCAGATTATTTTCGTAACTTTGCGGCAGAAATTAAAACATTAAGATTATGAAAAAGTTAGAACCATACGAAAATCAAATGATGTACCTAGTAGGTGGCAGTAGGTTGCCATCAACTCCTGGAGAGCGAGAGTTGGAGCACAAGTGTAATCCGCACCCTAACGACTGGATAGATGGTATCTATGATTTCAACAAACTTCCTTTCGCTGTTAGAATGCAGAAAGGTCTAGTAACGCAAGCAGAGGAGGAACGAAGGAAAGTCAGATACGGCTATCTTAGTGATTTAATTCCATCTTTCGGTGGCTCTGATGCTCCAATATTTCGCTGACGGACGAGAAAATAATAAGGCGGTCACCATGTAGTGAACCGCCTTATCTGTTATCCTTCGAGCAAATCAACTATCTGACCATATCCACCTACAGCCATGACAGGACAGAGAATCTTCTTGATAAGAATAATATCCTCAGCTTCGATATCTACGTTCTCAGCATCCTTGCCTATCTTGCAGGCTATCCGATAAGCACGTAGCTTTTCTTCGCCCGATAGCTGCATATCCTGACGGTCTATCACTTCGAAGAGTACCTTACCTACAATATCACCAATAATCTGAGGCTTGTAGGTTTCCTCTCCATTCTCATTCTTAACTGGTGTTACTATCACCTCACCCTTCCAATTCTTGAAAGGTACATTGAAATTCTTTTTCATATTTATTTTGCTTTTATGATTATCTATTTATCCAATCCAAATCTTTTTCTCCGCTCCAGAAGATACCACGACCGAAATAGGTCTTATCCTCCTGGCTAGGTTTAAGTAATTCTGGGTTTATATATACAAGATTTATTGTTTCTCCACCAAGAAGTTGATGCCATCCACCGACATCACAGAAATATATATTACTATTATGGTCGTTGGCATTTATTGCCATCCAACGCTTACCTGTTCCTCCAGGTACAAACTCGTAATAATTTGTAGCAATATTTCGAAGAGGATTGAATACTACTATATCAATAGGACATCCGTTCGATTCTTTATTAGGACTATACAATGGAATTTTGTATACGGTTTTATTGTCATACGTAGTATGTTCAAGATCCATAACTGTATATCCGCTATCATATCCGTCTGGATAAACGCGCATACTACCACCATTTACCACTGCCAATGTACTCTGTCGATGCCCAAAGGCTGAACGACACCATACATTACTAGCATAGAAACGCCAACCTCTTTTCGCCGCAGAATTATATCCTTGATTATAAATATCTGCATCAAATGTTATACGGCCAGAACCATCAAAATATATTGAACCAGCGCTTTTAGTTCCATCAGAACTAACCGCAGTCAATCTATAAAAAGAGCCTGTCACACCCTTCAGTTCTCCTGCGAATATACCCTTAGACGCATATAACGAACCATCTTTCGTTACTCTGAAAGGCGCATCCTTTGCCAATGCTGCACCAAGCCAAAGCGGACACATATCATTACCAACTACAGCATCAGCTTTATCGAAGTTACCAAAATGACCTATGACACTTGCACCTTCCGAACTCCTTGCATAAACATGGTTCACGTTGATAGTTTCTGCATCAATAAGGTTAGCATTGAGCTTGCCATCAGCAAACAACGCCACCTCTGTAGTGCCGTTATACACCTTAACCTGTTCGGCTTTTAGTGCAATACGATTCTCTCCTATAAGAATACCGCAATCGCCCATGTCCGCCACCAACTGAGCAAAATCAGACAACTTACCGATATTCATCAGATTATTGGTAATGAGCGTAACTTTCTCCTTGAATACCTCATCATTGTCAGTTCGTGCCTTGCGGTTGACACGCTGTGAGGCAAAAAGATGAACATCTCTTGTCATAAGCTATTCTCCTTCTAATGAGTTCTGATATAATTGTCTATAACATCTGTAGCTACAGCCTTCGCCTTCGTGCGCCACTCCTGCATGGCGTTATACTCAGCTTCGTGTTCCTCGTCATCGGCATCAAGCTTCTTACCATCCGCAATTTTGGCAAGATTGGCGAAATGGTTATTGATGATAGCTTGCATCTTATCGGTCGGATAAGCAGATGAGACGATTGCATCAACAACCTTACCTCGCTCCACAGGCTGCTCGATACGGACAACGTGGGCGGCATAAGCCATTCGGGTAGTTCTTTTGCCTTTGTTGCTATCCATGCCGTTTTCTAACTCAATCTGCTCAACATCGAAATTGATGCGAATAGTATTACCCTCATACTCTATCAGACTAGGTGAGTAATCGAATGTAGACTTTTTAATATTCATGACAATATCCTTTCTTTTTTTAATATTACACTTATGCTTTTGTTCCTACGATTCTGAAATCAGGGTTGCCGCTCTGATTCATTCTACGCAACTTTCCCAGAAACGGGAATTTATCATTGTCTGAGCACCATTGCAACTGCTCAACGAGTTTCTTGTTGTTGGTGAAGAACTTAAACTTCTGTCCATTCTCCTCAACGCTAACAACATTACTCTTCCCTGACTTATGAACCTTGCTATCTACATCAAATTCAACATCAAGGAAAACAATAATTCTCTCGGAAAAGTAGCTTGCACTCATCCTCTGACCTTCGAACATTCTCTTGCCGTTGGCATCTCTGTCCTCAATCTGCGGCATCTTAAAATCATCAAAACTATTCATTTTCGTTATCATTCTCCATAGATTAAAACCATCGCAGTGCATCAGCCAACCCTTGTAGCTCATAGCTACCTGGTATCTCCTCATAGGATTTTTAAGGTTGTGCATCTTCTTCTTGAATTTCTCCTTCATGCGTTTTCTCAATAAAGTATGGTTGAAATAAAAACGGTAGCCCACGAAATCAAGGAAATGAGAATCATCAATTATCTGCATCCCGATATTGCTATGCAACTCCTGGTGCATCACATCATGTGCGTATTGCTTTATGAAGTTCACGGCTTTCCATACTTCCTTCTGATTCTTGCCGAGGATAATCATATCATCGCAATATATCTCAACCTTGACATCGAACGTCCTACATACCAATCTACATAAGATACTCATATAGAAGTTGGTAAGAGTCTGAATAGGATACAGACCAATACCTAGACCTTTCGGTAGGGCAAAGATAACTTCATGCAGAAGTCTTCTGATACCCTCATCGGTAAAGAAATCACATAGAGCTTCATATATCTCTTGCTGGTCTACGTTCTCATAGAACTTTATAAAGTCAAGTTTGCAGTAATACAACCTCCCACACGACTTATTTTCATCTATCCAACGTTCCGTCCTTCGCTTTGCGTATATCATTCCTCTGCCTTTTACACTTGCTCCGCTCTCTATGTAGAGAGCTTTAATAAGGTAAGGCATCAGAATCTGCATCAAGGCATGCTGCTCAACGTGGTCTGGGTAGTACGGAAGCTTATGAAGCTTTCTTACCTTACCGCAAGGGCATCGTCTCATACAATCGTGCCCTTCGCTAGTCTTGTAAGTTCCATCTATAAGACTTCTCTGTAATCTCAAAAGATTACCATTATAGTCTTTATCGAATATCACAACTCCCTTCTTTCCTTCCTTTCCCTTGCGTGATTTCCTTACCGCAATATTGAGGTTAGTCATATCACAAACAAGTTCTGCCTTCACCTTTCTATGCTTCTTGCGCTGTTTAGCCTTGCGCTTATACGCCAGCTCATGTGTGTCCGTCATCCATTTATATTTCAACCAATATTTCAAAAACCGCTTATCCTTAATAGGCTTTCTACACTCTCGGCTCACTGGCTTTCGGCACATACGTACAACTGTATCACTTACTTGCGAGAGGGGACTCTGTTGTAGTCGGACATACCCGACCACTCATACCCAACGCCTTTGATCTTCGCTCTGTCGGAATAAATATCCCTCCATCGAGACAGGTTCAATCATGTGCTCTCTCGTCCAAGCTATCTCGTAGCTATACGACTTGCGAGGAACAGTGTAAATTATATCGTCATTCTAAAAATAGAAATCTTGTGTAGTAATTCAAGCGAGCGCCGATGTTCGTCCTCGAGTTCGAGAAACCGTTGTTCGAGTTCGCATACGAAAGACCGCATTGCGACCTGTTGTCAGCGTTACCCCCAACGTTCAGCAGCTCCATGATGTATCACCTTTTCTTCACCCACTCCGTGGTTGTAGAAAAACCTTATCGCACGGAATTGGG